GTGGTGGGGACGCTAGGAACCACACAACTTTCATGTGGAGGCTTCTATGTCATACACGAATGTTAGTGCTCGCAACATCCATTATACTAAATTATGGAATTGGCCCGCACTAGTACTCCAGTCTGATGTCACGTACTTACACGACATTACGCTGGATGAAGGGAAAAGCTCAGTTGACTCTGGGAGTTTTATCCCAGGTATCTACAGAGTCAATCCCTATTCTGTATGGAAAGAAGAGGTTGAAGGCGACGATATCAATTTTGATTATACCTACGGTTATCCGACAGGTACTCAGAATCGATTAGTACTGACTGGCGATTATTTTAAAGCCTTTACAGTACAGTTTCTATCGTACGCACAACCAACCCAGTTGAACGGTATTGCTGATCAAGCCCTTCAAAAGGCTTACGGCAAGATCCGGGAGACAGACCTCAATCTTGGCGAAGATCTCGGAGAACTTCGAGAAACTATCGCTATGATTAAGAGCCCTGCTCAAGCATTAAGGAAATTTCTTAATCGCTCGAACAGACGGAATTTATGGACAATCAAGAATTGTCTAACCTTCCTAAAAACAGGAAGGTTCCGTGGCATGAAAGGCGCAGAGGCTTTACAAGCCGCTACGTCTGCTTGGCTCGAGGTGAGGTACGGTCTAAGACCGTTAATTTACCTCATCGGGGATCTTGTGGAAGTGGCCACGAAGGTGGATGAGAGGCTCTATGATCCAAATAAGATCAGGAGCGTCCGTGCCAAAGTAACCGGGATAGCGAGCAGCACTTCAAGTGCGCTTACTACCCTTGGTACAGTTGGCAACGGAACTTTCTACGGGCCCGTCCTTAAAGAGGATGAGCTCACCGCCTATGCGTCAGTGCAGTATCGGCAAAGTAAGCCGATGTCTACACTAGAGGGTTTCGGTTTATCACCGAGATCCTGGCCTGAGACTGCTTGGGAACTTACCAGGCTATCTTTTGTCGTGGATTGGGCTGTTACAATAGGTCCTTGGCTAGCGACTCTTAGGTATAAACCTGAGATAACTATTCTAGGGAACACTGTTGGTAACAAGCTTGTTCGTAAGGTTACGATCAAGTCAACGCACATTCATACTGGATTCGAGACAAACTACGAACAACGTAAAGATATTTCTTACGCTCTGTCCGCAAGCTGTACTCGCACCAGTTATACTCGTGACGTTGGGGTAAGCCCTCCATTACTACCCGTTGTAAAGCGCGGACAAACGTTAGGTCTATTTAGGACCATTGACGCCGTTGCTTTAATCCTTCAGAACATTAAGTTCTGATCATCGTTCGGCTTTAAAGGCTGAACAATAAGGAGATAGTTATGGGACTTAAATCCATGTCTATCGTAGAAAACGCGACCGCTCAAGCAGCACCGACTGGCGGCGCAGCCATCACACTCACAGAGTGTGGTGTGGATGTGAAGAATGGAGTCTATGTGGCAGATGCATCAAATACGGATTTTATTACTCGTATTAATGCTACCTTCCGTAATAGACAACCCTCGCTTCAGTCCGATGGAACTTACACTAAGGCTAAACGATCTTCACAGATCGTTGTGCCCAAGGTTCTCGCTGACGGTTCTACCGTCTTTAATCTAGCGAGAATCGAATTGGAAATGCATCCGGAAATGACGTCAGCTGAGGTTTTGAATCTCAAGTTTCTGGCGTCACAGCTACTTACTGACCCGGACGTGGTAGATTTTATCGCGTCTGGCAGTACCAGCTAATCTGGATGTCTCCCAATTCTGAGTCAATGATCATAAACTTGATTCGTGCACTTATACCCGTGATAACTGCGGTTTTCCGCATATTACGGCCTAAGCGCAAGCGTCGGTTCGATGATGTTGACATAGTGTAAACTCCTTAACCATTGGTGATAATCATGGCGAACAAGAAGAACCAGTGTCATTACGACACGGATGTGGTAGCCAGAAATATCTGGCTATCACTTGCGAGGGATTTCCGTACTTCTGAGGGTGGTGACTTCTGTCGAAAGGCAGAAGCTGCGCTATTGACTGATATCGCGGAGTTTCGGGGTGATGTTTTCCCCGAGCTTGGCGAGCTACCAGTTGGTCGTTATAAACGACACGCACAGCTTGCGTCACTGCTCAAGAAGTACAGGTTTGGTAAAGACGTCTTCACTGACGAGGAGCTTCATAATCGTACTATCGATTCTTATTTCGATGTACAGAAGCGACTCGCGCAGTACAAACCCATGGGCCCTTTGGCCCTAAAGGTAGTACAGCGCGCGCGAAGTATTGCGCGTCGTATTTTGGGAGAATATAGCCCAGAAGACAACATACTCTTTGCCAAATTCGGAAAGAAGAGCTCCATTGGATGTCCGTTAAGCCTTGCATACATTGATGAGAAACTCACCAATGTGCGAGCATTTACCAGCTCCTCTCAGTGTTTTAAATGGTTCAAGAACGACGTCCTTCCGGGCGATCCGATCTTGAGTCAAATGGTTCAGAAGGTGGACTTAACTGTCCAGCCTAAAAACCTCGAACACGAGTCCCTGGCCTTAGTGAATGTCCCTAAAACCTGGAAGACGTACCGTACTATCACTCCGTTGACTTTACTGTCGCTGTTTTACAGCTACGGTTTCGGTCATCAAGTGACGGAACGACTGAAAGATGCTGGTTTAGATATACGTCGTTTACAAGGCGTGCATCAAAAACTAGTTAAACGTTTTAGTATGAGTTTAACTCATGCTACGGCGGACCTTTCGGTAGCGTCCGACTCTCTGATATCTGAGAGTCTCAATCGCATCCTGCCACGTAAGTGGTACTGCGCGCTGAAGAGAGTCATGACCCACCAAGTCGTTTTTACGAAAGGTGGCGAGACTCGCAGCGCTTACACAGAATCGGTTTTACCGATGGGAAACGGTTGTACATTTCCGGTGGAAACCTTGGTATTTTATTGTATCACCAAGGCAATAGGGGAATTAGCGGAAGTTGATGGGATATACTCCGTTTACGGAGACGATCTAATATATCCTTCAAGGTTACACAAGTATATCATTAGGGTATTTCCCTTACTGAAACTTGTGCTAAACCCGGAGAAGACATTCGTGTCCTTTCCCTTCCGTGAGTCCTGCGGTGCTGACTATTACCGCGGGTGCGATGTTCGTCCTTTCTTCTTGAAGGGCGAGCGTCAGCAGTTGTCACGTACTCAATATCTTTGTTTCCTGCATAAAACCTTTAATGGTCTTACGCAGCGCTGGCACGAAGAGGAAATTCGGTCTACCCTTCGCTATCTCTTGTTAGAGATGCTTAGAGTGACTGATTTCATCTATCGTGTACCTCCGGGTTTCCCGGACACAGCTGGAATCAAAGTGAGCAGCCCAGAAATTGTTCCTCTGGGAATGTCAGAGCTACCATTATCACCAGTTACGGCGACTTTTGCCCATGGTTCACGATGGTTTGGCTTCACATTTTACAATTCCACCTCTGCGCGTCGCTTTGTTAAGAGTGTTGAGCCGTACTATTGGCTCGCTCTCCAAGGCGAAACGGATAGGACAGATGCCCCAAATTTCTGGGACACTGATTATTCAGTATACACCGAAGCACCTACTTCTGCTTTGTCATGGCAGAAAACGGTTCGACGGAGGTATTACATGAATAAGGGTAAGCGTAAATGCAAACGAGTAGTGTCATACTCACCAACGACCGCGTCTCGATCTGAGACGCTGTTAACCACTAAGCTCGGATTCAGCTCTGACTGGATCTAAGAGGTTATACTTGCG